GCCGAGCCCCTTTTAAGACCAGAGCAGAAATAAGCGCTATGATCGAGAGTCTTGGTCGGGCGTATGAAATGGGCTCGATTAGCAAAGATCAGTATGATGCGGGTGTTCGCAATGCTTTTGCTGAGTTTGACGCTGCTCAACAGGCTGGTTATGTGGGGCCCGGAGCTGGTGTCGGCGCGTATCGCGGCCGCCCCGACCGCCCTATGGGTGAGATGAACCCGATGCAGGATCCTGCACAAAACGTTTTTGAGCCTTCGACCCGCGAACGCATTCGCCAACAAGGCGGATTCCGTGATCCGATGGCGGAGAACCCCGTTGACCGTTTCAGGTACGGTGGTGAGGTGCGGAAGTATCAGGACGGCGGCATGGTTTCTCCTGATCAGGGCTCGTCATATCGTTTTCCTCCTGAGAGTTCTTCTTATTATGACATGGTCACGCCAGAGATGGTTTCTCCGGCAATGCCAAATGAGCCTCCGGCGTTGATTCAGAAAATGTTTGGTGGCCTTGGTCCTTCTCTTCCCTTGCCTCCTGGCAATGTGACTCCGGAAGACATGGAACGTGCCGCGATGGAAGCGGACACTCGCATTGCTTATGAGCAACGTGCGGGTAAGCTTGGTGTTGACGAGAAGGGTCGCCCGTTTTACCGAGGTGTGACAGAAGACGGCGCACTTAGACAGCCTTTAGAACAGTATCGCGCAGAGCTGACCCTAGAGAACTTGATGAACATATCTCGTGCTCGTGAAGCGGATCTTATGAATTTACAAAAAATGCAAGATCTTCAGTATCGTCGTCGCCAAGACGTTGAAAACGCGGCTCTTCTACGAGAACAAAATCGGTAGTATCGTCTAATTCTTTAACCAAAAAAAGGCGGTACTCTTGCAATGCAAAAGGCGATAATGGCGGCTACAGGGGGAAGTGGTGCTGGCGGTGCCGGCGGCATACACGCGGTTGGGGCCGCACCTTACGCAGAACCCGCTCGGGAATATTACGAGAGGCCGGTGTTAGAAGAAACGCTTGGTTTTTCAACTCTTACATCTGGGCCGGAACCAGTTCAGGATGTCGAAGAGAGGAGGCTTCCGGAGCCTTACCGTAAGTTAATACGGCAAGCGGCTGCGTTTTTCGAAGATAATCCAAATATTCTAGAAGAGCGGATGCACGGCTTACCGGGAAATCCTCCGCGTGGTCCCACCTTCACCCTTGAAAGACCCGAGGACCGTATTTCGGTTAGACCGGAAGATGTTACCTTTACGGAGCAAAGACAGCTTACGGGCCTAGACCCTACAGTACCTGTGGACGTGATGAGTAGTCCGGTGTTGTTGTCTCCTGAGCTCAGGGGTGACGACTACGTGTATGAAAAAATTAAAGAGGTACTTCCGGAACCGCCCCATTCGGTCTACACGGTGCCTCGGGTGCTTTCCGATGAGGAGCAGGAGCTTCTTCGGAAAGGTTATGCGGAGGAACCGGTTGAGCCGGATGTTGTGTTCCGAGATCGGGATACTTCTTTCTTTAGTTTTCGAGAGGACTACCTCCGTCCAACATCTCCGAACCCCCTCCCGAACGTCCCCGACGACATTAGGTTTGTTCAGATGTGGGAAGAGAACCGACGGCGCAACCCAGACACGCGACGCCGTGATTGGGTTGAAGAAAACGTTATTCGGCGAGAAGACCTAGTAAACTTTTTGAATTTAAAAAATGAGGATGCCGGCCTACCCGAGGGTCATCTCAGGACCATGGCTCTCATTGAAAGTAGCTTTGATCCTACTGCGGAAACATCGTATTCTATCGGTTTTAATCATCCGAAAAACAAAGGCACCACCTTTGGGGAAAAGATGAATTGGGCGGAGGAAAATTACTCTGCAAAGGGTTTGTTTCAATTTATTAGGAGCACCGCCAAGGAATACGGGTTAAGGGGTCGGGGCTTTGACAACCGCTTAGACTATGTTGCAAGCACTGATGCTGCGACGAGGATGGCTAAAGAACACCAGGGAACGCTTCGCAACCTCTTTGGGAGAGAACCCGTGGGCTGGGAATTGTATCTTATGCACCAGCAGGGTCCCGGCATTACACCCCGACTGTTTACTCAGTCGAACCGCAATGTCTACGACGTGTTTGTAGATTATTGGATCGAGGTGGGGGAGTATTCCCCTGCAAAGGCCGCAGACAAAGCAAGAAAATCTATTCTGGACAACGGGGGTCGGTTAGATCAGACGGCGGGCGAGTTTGCAAATAAGTGGAAGAATCGTTACCTCAACGCTTTTTCATCGCTTTCTCCGGGCTTGTCTACCGAACTAGACACGTCGCGTTTTCTTATGCCTTTGCAAGAACCGGAAGTCAGGATGCCTCCCGAGCGCGGAAGTGGTGAGATCGGACGGGAGATATTGGAGGGGCTAGGCGACCTTCTCCCAGAAATGATCCGACCGGACCAAGAAGGTCTTCGCCGTGGTCCTTCTCCGTACCAAGCGGCAGATATTAGCCAAATCCGCTCTCCTGGTCCTTTTGCCGATATACTTATGGAAGAGTACGGTTATCCGGGCACGGGGCGCGTGGTCCCTGAATCGCGGCCCACGGCACCTACGGCGCAAGAGTTGATAGATGTTCGTGGTGATTTACTTTCGAGCATGGTTGCGGCGCAACGTTATGGTATTGAGACGCAACGTGCTTCTCAGCGTTTTTTCCAAGGCATGTCCCGCGTGTTTGGTAATCCCCAAGACATTGCCCAGGAATCACGGAACAGATCCGTTGGTTTGGACCTTATGCGTCGTGGTGGTTTAACGGATGCTTCTATTGAGGAGCTTACGGCTGCGGCGGATGATTTGGTTTTGGAGCAGTTGCGTATTATTATGGATCGTCCGGTGCCTACTGATGAAGAAACTGGACTTGATCTCTACAGGGGTGTAGGTGAGAGTAATGCCTCAAACAGAAGACCTGTACCTTTTTCGGGGATAGGCGGATTTTTCTAAGGAGTTATCGTGGCTAGAAAACCTACGTCTAATGGCGGTTTAGTAGACCGGAACGTTCCTTCTCAAGTAGATATGGATGATTTGGAGGCAGAGGTTTCTTTAGAGATACCTGATCGCATAAACGTAGTTGACGCGGACATCTTAGCAGCCGATGTAGGCGAGATTGAGATCACCACCGAAGAGGATGGTGGTGTTACCATTGATTTTGAGCCTATTGACGTCGTGATGGCGGGTGGAGAGTTTGATGATAATCTGGTTGACCAGATATCGGACCGTGAACTTCAGACTATTGCTAATGATTTGTTGTCTCAGTTTGATGCTAACAAATCAGGCCGTCAGGAATGGGAAGATGCTTACGCCGAAGGTTTGGAGTTACTCGGCTTCACTTATGAAGAAAGAACTCAACCGTTCCGTGGGTCCTCCGGTGTAACTCACCCTCTTTTAGCGGAAGCGGCCACACAATTCCAAGCGCAGGCTTTTAACGAGCTTTTACCTGCATCGGGCCCTGTGCGTACGGTGGTGATGGGTAAGGAGACTCGATCTAAGGCAGACCAAGCCCGTCGCGTTAAAACGTTTATGAATTATTACATCACGGATGTGATGGAAGATTACACGCCAGACATGGACCAGATGCTGTTTTATCTGCCTCTGGCGGGTTCTACCTTCAAGAAGACTTATTTTGATGACACGCTCGGTCGTGCGGTAAGTAAGTTTGTTCCGGCGGAAAACCTGGTTGTTCCTTATGAAACGTCTGATTTAGAGACGTGTCCTAATATCACTCAAGTCTTTAAGATGTCTTTGAATGATTTGCGGAAGCGTCAGGTTGCGGGTTTTTACCGAGACGTGGATGTCATCCCTGCCCAAGGCGAGTTAACTTCTGTTCAGGAAGAGGTTGATCGGATAGACGGTATTTCGGCCTCTTCGGTTGATTACGACTGCACTTTGTTGGAATGTCACGTAGATCTGGACATTGAGGGTTTTGAAGAGCTAGACGATGACGGTTATCCGACGGGTATCAAGGTTCCATACATTGTCACGATTTCTCAGGACAATGGTCAGGTTCTTTCAGTCCGTCGCAACTATCGCGAAGACGATGATCAGAAGAAGAAGATAGCGTATTTTACGCACTATAAGTTTCTGCCCGGCTTTGGTTTTTATGGCCTTGGTCTTATTCACACGATTGGTGGATTATCCAGAACGGCGACGGCGGCACTCCGTCAGTTGATCGATGCTGGTACGCTGTCGAACCTCCCAGCGGGTTTCAAGGCCCGTGGGCTGCGGATCAGGGACGACGATGATCCGCTCCAGCCCGGTGAGTTCCGTGACGTTGATGCGCCGGGCGGTGCCATTCGCGACAGCTTGATGCCTCTTCCTTTCAAGGGTCCGGATCAGACGCTATTTAACCTTCTTGGTTTCGTTGTTCAGGCTGGTCAGCGGTTTGCTACTATTACAGACATGCAAGTTGGCGATGGTAATGATCAGGCGGCTGTTGGTACGACGTTTGCTATGTTGGAGCAAGGTTCGCGGGTCATGAGCGCTGTTCACAAGCGCCTGCACTACGCGATGCGTCAGGAGTTCAAGATCCTTGCTCGGGTGATGTCTGAAAGCCTGCCGCAGGAGTATCCTTATTCTGTCGAGGGTGGTGATGAGACCATCATGGCGCAGGACTTTGATGACCGGATCGACGTAATCCCCGTCAGCAACCCGAACGTGTTTAGTCAGTCTCAACGCATTGTTATGGCTCAGACGAAGCTTCAGCTTGCTTCTCAGGCTCCTGAGCTGCACAACATGCACGAAGTGTTCCGTGATATGTATTCCGCGCTAGGTGTGTCGGATGTAGATCGGATTATGACGCGGGTTCCGGACGAGGAACCACGGCCCACGGACCCTGCACAGGAGAACATCAATCTTCTGGATAACATCCCTTTGAAGGTGTTTGAGGGTCAGGATCATGAGGCGCACATTATGGCGCACATGGTTTTTGGTAACACACCTATGATTGCTCAGATGCCGATGGCGGCAATGTCGCTTCAGAAGCACATTATGGAGCATGTCCGTGTAGCCGCGCAGGAACAAGCGGCGGTAGGGCTAATGCAGCAAGTTAGCCAGTCGGGTGGACAGCCGGCTACGGAAGAGCAGATGCTTCAGCTAGAGCGGCTTACGGCTCAGTTGATTGCACAGGGGATGCAGAAGCTTCAGCAGATGTCACAACAGCTGTCGGGGGCCGGTCAGCCTGATCCTCTTCTGGAACTTAAGAAGCAGGAATTGGCTATCAAGCAGCAAGCCGAGCAGAATGATGCGGCGATGGATCAGCAGAAGGCAGCTCTGGATGCTCAGTCCTTGGCAATGCGTTCTAAGCAGTTTGATGAACGCTTGGCTGCTCAGGAGCGTCAAACACAGGCTCGTATTAATTCGGCTATGGAACGAGAACTTTTAAAACAAAGAGGGCAGCGTGACCAATAGGGCGATAATTCCAGACTTTCAGAACAGCTTCCTTATTTCTCCCGGCGCGGTGCCTCAGAGGAGTGCTGCTGTTGATCCTAGTTTATCATCTGTAGAGCCCTACTCCATACAGAATGTGGATTTACGTGGGTTTAGTGCGGGAGGCATCCCGCCCGGCTATGAGTTTGGTATTCCCGGAGGAATTGGTTCCTTACCGGTCCCCTCGCCGACGTTTCCAGCAATAAATTTTGTTGCTAGGAATCCAGAAGGTATGGTGGCACCTGCGTCAGACGTTTCAGCGGTTCGTTCCGCTTCCCGTTATGGTTATAGTTTTGACCCGTCTCAATTTGCAGCTCGGCCTAGCCCTTTCCGTCGCGAAGGTGGGATAAGTCCCTTCTTTCGGGGCATCGCTTCTCTAGGGGCATAGGATGTCTAAAAACTTTGGTAGATATGACCTAGATAATGACGGTGTTGTTTCGGACGACGAGGCGGTAGCGGCTACGATGCTTGCGGAAACGGAGTCTCAGATTAGAAAGCTACGCGCTCAGAAACAGATGGCTTTTGTATCCTTGTTCGCGGTGCATTTGTTTACAGCGCTTTTGTTTAGTCCATTGGTTTCTATTGAGCGTGTTGATGCTTTGTCTGAAGTTTTGAGCATGTTTTACATCTCTATGGCTGGTATCGTTGGCGGTTATATGGGTGTTTCCGCTTGGATGAGTAGAAGGACGTAAGAAATGATTGAGCAACTTATTGGCCCAATTACGGGTCTGCTAGATAAATTTATCGAAGATAAGGACCAAAAAGCACTTTTGGCCCACGAAGTAGCTACTATGGCGCAAAGACATGCCCAAGAGCTAACTATCGCCCAGATCGAGGTAAACAAGACGGAAGCACAGAGCCGGAACATTTTTGTTGCGGGTTGGCGTCCTTTTGTAGGTTGGACCTGTGGTATTGCCCTGGCTTGGCATTTTGTGGGTCTTCCAGTCACTTTGTTTTTGACATCAATGTTTCAGGTTGAGACACCGCCCCTTCCCGAGTTTGAGATGGAGAGCCTAATGACGGTTCTTCTTGGTATGCTTGGGCTTGGCGGCCTTCGTACTTTTGAGAAAACAAAAGGTCTGACGCAATGACGTTCAAACTTTCGAAGAGAAGTCTTGGTCGCTTAGAGGGTGTTCACCCCGATCTTGTGAGGGTTGTGGAGAAAGCGATTACTCTTACGACAGTTGATTTCGGTGTTACCTGCGGCCTCCGCACCCTTGAGGAGCAAAAAAAGCTTGTAGAACAAGGCGCTAGCCAGACACTTAAGTCAAAGCATTTAGAGGGACTGGCTGTGGATCTGGTTGCCTATGTGGGCGGTCGGGTGTCGTGGGAAATGCCCCTCTACGACAAGATTGCGGATGCAATGCATACCGCTGCCCTAGAAGAGGGTGTTAAACTTTGTTGGGGTGGTGCTTGGCACCTTCCTGACATTTGTTGTTGGACTGAAGACATGGAGGATGCAAGAAACGACTACATCGATTTACGCCGATCTCAAAAAAGACGTGTTTTTATTGACGCACCGCACTTTCAAATCGCATAAAAAGCAGATATATCTTATTATATCACATACGGTGGTGTTTTAAGAGAGGTGTGAATGGATGTAATCTATGTTGCCGAAGCGGTGTTCCGAATAATTAAGGAACGACGTGAAGCGGTAGCTGATTTGATGGTCTTCGGGAACGTCAAGTCTATGGAGCAATATCGTGAGCTTATGGGCAACCTCGACGCCCTAAATCACGTGGAACGGGAACTCAAGGGCCTGCTAGATAAACAGGAGCAATCCGATGACTAAGGATTCAAAGCTAGATTTAAAAGCTATCGAAGAGGGTGTGAAAAACCTTGCCGAAGCTTACGCGGAAAAACCGCGACTAAACCCAGATATGATAGGTAAGTCCTTGTTAGAGCGACTACCCAGCCCCACAGGCTGGCGGATATTAATTCTGCCTTACCGTGGTAAGGGTAAAACCGAAGGCGGTATCTTCTTGCCGGATGACGTGCAGGAGAAGAGTCAGATCGGCACACAAGCGGGATACGTACTTAAGGTCGGTCCGCTCGCTTATCAGGACACAGAGAAATTCCCGTCGGGTCCGTGGTGTAAGGAGAAGGATTGGGTAATGTTTGCCCGATATGCCGGTTCCCGTTTCACCATTGACGGGGGTGAGGTGCGAATACTCAACGATGATGAGATATTGGCGACCATAATGGACCCTGAAGACATCCATCACATCTAGAGGTAAACATGAGTGACGAAGCCCAAATGGACTTGGACTTACCGGAAGAAACGGTAGTCGAGGTCGAAGCTACAGAGGCCCCTGAGGTCGAAGTAGTTGAAGAACAAAAAGCCGACGACAATTTTGACAAAGCGCATACTTCTACACAGAAGCGTATTGATCGTCTTACCAAGAAAATGAGAGAAGCCGAGCGTAGAGAGCAGGAAGCTATCAACTACGCAAAGCAGGTTCAGAACGAGGCGCAGACGCTCAAGCAGCGTATGGATGCTTTGGACACGAGCTATGTGTCGGAAGTTCAAAACCGTGTAAGCTCTCAGATACAGCAAGCGGAAGTGGCCCTAAAACAGGCTATGGACGTTGGAGACAGCGCAAAAACGGTTGAAGCACAAAAGGCTTTGACAGCTCTTACGCTTCAGCAGGAAAGAGCGCAGCAGGCGGCTGTTCAAGCTGAACGACAGAGGCAGCAAGCTCAGTATGCCCAACAAACCCAGCAGGCGCAGTATGCCCAGCAAGCTCAACAGCGTCCCCAGGCGGCACCTAAGCGCCCCGACCCCAAGGCAGAGCAGTGGGCGGTTAAAAACAGCTGGTTTGGACAGGACGAGGCCATGACTTATGCGGCCTTTGGTATCCACAAAAAGCTCGTCGAGGATGAGGGGTTTGACCCGCAGACAGATGATTACTATAATGAGCTTGACAAGCGTATTGCGGGCGAATTTCCGCATAAGCTTTCCGGCAATAGCAAACGACCCGCTCAGACGGTTGCTGGAGCCTCTAGAACATCAACTGGGCGCAGTAATGGAAAAAAGGTTCGTCTCACCCCGAGCCAAGTCGCAATAGCGAAAAAACTGGGTGTGCCGCTTGAAGAATATGCGAAATACGTGAAGGAGCAATGATAATGACTGAAGATACCAAAGCAAAGACTACGGTCAACAGAACTTCTCGCGCCAACAAAACCCGGGAGAAACAGGCTATTAGAAAGCCTTGGGCTCCCCCGTCTATGTTAGACGCACCACAAGCCCCAGACGGCTTCAAACACCGTTGGATCCGTGCAGAGATGCGTGGCTTCGATGACACTAAGAACGTTAGTGCAAAACTTCGGGAAGGTTGGGAACTTGTTCGTAAAGACGAGTACCCTGATTTTGAACTTCCTGTCATTGAGTCTGGGAAATACGAAGGTGTGTTCGGTGTAGGTGGACTAATTCTTGCACGATTGCCTGTAGAAACCATTGCAGAAAGAACTGCTTATTTCGACTCTAAGAGTCGCGACCAAATGCAAGCGGTGGATCATGACATGATGCGTGAGAACTCTCATTCAACCATGACGATTAGCAAACCTGATCGTCAATCTCGTGTAACTTTTGGCGGCCCCAAAAATTAGGGCTGCCCTAATAGGAAAGAACTAAAATGGCAAATGCTAATACTGCCTACGGTCTCCGTCCTATCGGGCTTGTTGGAAGCGGTGTAAACTCTACTGGTGTAACTCAGTACGAGATTGCTTCTAACAACACGAACCCCATTTATCAGTACTCGATCTGTGTCCCGACTTCTGCCGGCGTCATTGATCATGCTGGTGCGACATCGGGTGGCACTGTCCAACCGTTGGGTGTTCTGATGGGTGTGGAATACGTAGATTCCGTAACAAAGAAACCAATCTTTGTTAATTACTGGCCTGGTTCAAACAGCGTAAGCGTTGACACAAATCATCCTGTCAAAGCCTTCGTTGCGGACAACCCAAATCAACTGTTCAAGGTTGCGTCTGACGCTTCTCTCACAGACCGAGCAACTGCTCTGACTGGAGTTTTCGCAAACGCTTCTCTCGGCACATCGGCTCGTACGGGCAGCGCAAACACCGGAAGCTCTAACTCAGCGCTTTCTGTGTCTTCGATTGCTACGACGGCTACTCTTCCACTGCGTATTGTTGGTATCCTCGATGACGAGGCTAACAGCGACTACACAGCGGCAGGTATTCCGCTGATTGTGCGTCTGAACGTTCACTTCAACTCCAACGCTGGTGGTTTTGCTTCGCAAACTACTGCGATCACAACCGGCATTTAAGGGGAATAAATAATGGCTATTTCTCGCGCCCAGCTAGCTAAAGAGCTGGAACCCGGTCTAAACGCACTGTTTGGATTGGAATATGATCGTTACGAGAACGAGCACGCTGAAATCTTTGAAGAAGAGTCTTCGGACCGCGCCTTTGAAGAGGAAGTAATGCTCGGTGGCTTCTCTACTGCACCGGTTAAACCGGAAGGCAACGGCATCACTTTTGATGACGCTCAAGAGACGTACACAGCTCGTTACACTCACGAGACCATCGCACTTGCGTTCTCGATCACAGAAGAAGCTATCGAAGACAATCTTTATGATCGTCTGGCTTCTCGCTACACCAAAGCTCTGGCCCGTTCTATGGCTCAGACAAAGCAAATCAAGGCTGCTTCTATCCTGAACAATGCGTTCAGCACTGCAAGCCCTGTTGGCGACGGTGCAGCTCTGTGTTCATCGACTCACCCGTCTCTTTCGGGTAACCAACGCAACCTTCTGTCTGTTGCAGCAGATCTCAACGAAACTTCGCTTGAGCAAATGCTGATCGACATTGCTGGTCTGACTGACGAGCGTGGTCTGAAGATCGCGGTTCGTGGCATGAAGCTGATTATCCCAAAAGAACTGCAATTCGTTGCAGAGCGGATCATCAACTCTTCGCTGCGTCCTGGAACTGCGGACAACGACACGAACGCCATGAAATCTATGGGAATGATTCCAGACGGTATCTGCGTCAATCACTTCCTCACAGATAGCGATGCGTTCTTCATCAAAACTGATGCGCCTAACGGCTTCAAGTACTTCAACCGTTCGCCAATTAAAACGGCAATGGAAGGTGACTTCGACACCGGTAACATGCGCTTTAAAGCTCGTGAGCGTTATTCCTTCGGTGTTTCCGACTGGCGTAGCGTCTTCGGCACACCGGGCGCTGCGTAAGCACCGGCAGTTTTTATTGCGAAGGGGTGGCCGGACGCGGCTGCCCCTTTCTTTTTTGTAAAACACAAGCTATGATGATTTATCCCTGACAGTCGCATGGTGCGGCTGACTTAGCCCGACAGGAGATTTCATGGCTACTACTACTTTTTCAGGACCAGTTGTATCTAACAACGGTTTCACCGGCTTCGTTCAAGTCACCACTTACACCGTCGCTACTCTTCCAGCTGCCGCCGCTTCAAACGCAGGTGTTGTAGCGTATGCCTCTGACGCCCGGAAGGCCGCAGAAGGCGCAGGTAACGGTACGGGTAACTTGGTTTTCTCAGACGGTTCTAACTGGATCCGCGTAGACACAGGCGCAACAGCTGCTGCATAGGGGAGTTAGCTAATGGCTTCGAATCCTTCTTACCGTACAGCGGACGCTACGGCGCCCGCCCACACGGCTAATGCTGTAACGAAGAGCGACAGCACCACCTTCAACCCTACTCGGGGTGTTTATGTTGGGGGCGCTGGTAATATTAAAGTGGACATGGCGTACTCTGGTACGGCCATTACCTTTACCGGCGTCTTAGCTGGCAGCTTTCTTCCAATACAGGTTACCCGTATTTACTCAACAGGAACTACGGCGACTGACATGGTGGCGCTGTATTAAGGCGACAAAATGAGGCTTGGACTAAACCTATCTGTGAGTATGGGCCAACTGGTCCTGTCTCTAGGCCGAAAATTCTATAACTTGCTGGCGGGAGAAGAAGCCGCCAGCAACACCAACGTCTTCTACGATCCCGCTGATCTGACTTCGCTTCGCGTAAATACAGACGGCTCCGGCGGGAACCCTGTCGTGGGCGATCCTGTTGGGATCATGCTTGATACCTCACAGTTCGGAGGCAAGACCGCAGAGGCTTATCTGGCTGGGGCGACTGAGCTGGTGACGAATGGGACGTTTGATACGGATGTTAGTGGGTGGACCGGCGTTAACGCTACGCTTGCAAGTGTTTCTGGCCAATTAAAAGTGACAGATGCTGGAGGTTATGCGTCAGCAAGACAGGTAATTACGACTAAAATAGGTGTTACCTATCAGGTTACCCTTGATATAATTGCAACGACAAATATCAATGTAGATATTTACAATGGGGAAAATTATCTTGCGGTGGCCCCTGATATAGGGCTGGGACAATTTACTAGTGCGGGGACGGCCCAGTCCACTGTCTTCATAGCAGAGGCGACGTCTTCGACTATATCAATACGAGGAAATTTCAATAATGGGGCGGTGTATACCTTCGACAACATCTCCATAAAAGAAATCCCCGGCCACCACGCGATAGCCCCCTCTGATTCTGCCCGACCTGTCCTTTTCGACGATCCCGACCTGACGGCTGCTGCGCTTACGGATAATGGGCGTGGGGAGGAGCTAGTTACGAATGGGACGTTTGATAGTGACACGACTGGATGGACAGTGCGAGCAGGCTGCACAATTTCATCGGAGTCTGGCCGCTTTCGCCTTACGTTCACAGGCACTAGTGCTGGACGGGCTTATACAACAATCACCGGGCTTGAGATCGGCGCAGAGTATGAGGTCAAGGCGACTGGGTACAATGTGAGCGGCGCAAGTCCAAAGCTTATTGTGCAATCATCTAACGGCGCGACAGCAATAGATTCCGTCCTCTTCTCCTTGTCAGACGGTGTAGAAGAAACCAGCACATTCAGGGCGCGGGAAACGTCTCACCGCATTGAGGTCGGTAACGATGGCGGCAACTCCGTCGATGCCTTTATGGAGGTTGATGAAGTAACCGTCCGCAAAGTCCTAACCGCGTTTGATGAGCGGGGGGCAGAGCTTGTTTCTCAAGGCGATGGGACAGAAGTTTCGGATTGGAGCACAGGAAACAATGCTGTTATTAGCTCAGTTGGTGGGAAAATAAGAGTTGAAAACGGAGCCGCGTCTTTTGGGTATGCTTATCTTTCACTTACGTTAGAGGTAGGCAAAACATACGAATTTAAAGCAGACATGTTTCATGGCAATGATGACGCTCTTGTGCGGATTGGATCGAACGCAACGGGCGCACAAAACAAAGTTTATGATTCTGGTCTTATTGCCTCACAAGCATCCGTAACGACGACATTTACCGCAGTCACATCTACAACCTACATTCGGATAAGCCCAAGAAATAACACTATCGGCCAATACGCCGAGTTTGACAACATCTCCGTCCGCCGCGTCCTCTACCCCAACCTCGTAACCAACGGCACTTTTGACACTGATAGTGATTGGACCAAAGGCACAGGCTGGAGCATTGGGTCTGGGGTGGCTACCATCGCAGCAGGAACCAGCGGTGTAAATTTCTTTGCGTTTGCTTTAAACAATTCAGAAATAAACAAGTGGTATAAACTTACGTACTATGTTCCAAGGATTAATGGCGGCCAAGTGCGGCCATACTTAGACGCGGTGGGCTATCTAGGTGTTGTATCCTCTACGGGATGGCACACCGCATATTTTAGACGCTCTCATTCGATAGCCTTTAAGTTTGTTAATTCAAGTTCTTCAGATGATTATGACATCGACAACGTATCTATCCAAGAACTCCCCGCCAGCATCGACCGCAAATACTACCTCGACACTGACGGCTCAGACGACTGGATGGAGGTCAAGCCAACGCTGAACCTTGGCGAGCAGTGGTGGCATGTGGGGGCGTGGCAGAGTGATGTAGGCGGCAATGCTCATACTCGGGCTTTTTCAACGTCGGACGACTATAGAGGCGCTCCGATTATATCTCCTACGGGGAATTGGGGTTGGTGGAATGCTGCTGGAAATGGTATTACAGATTTAACAACAGAAGACGTAACTAACAAACAAGTCCTAACTATTGAGCAAGCTGGAACAAACAGTATTTCGGGTCGGTCAAACGGCGCGAATAGCGCAGGGGCAATCACACCTTATGACGACAGCGGATCTACCCAAGGTCTTGCGCTGTTTAGCCAACAAAACACCTCATTTAGCGCAGGCCTCGACGGCCGCTTCTACGGCGGCTCATGGGGCCAGGGCCAAGTTGACTATGACGAGCTGACAGTCCTGCAAGACTATCTAGGCACGACCACACAGCCTCCTATTGATCCGCCAGACGTAACTGAATACGCAGATGTCTACGAGCTGCTTGCGGCCCAGACGGGTGCTGTATTGTTTGACATCGAAGATACGACATCTCTGCGCGTGGGCCGTGATGGTTCAGGCGGTGTCCCTGTTGATGGCGATCCTGTGGGCATGATGCTAGACGTATCCGACACGGGTGGTGCTACGGTTGCTGCGGCGACAGCAGCGCGGCCTGAGTTGGTGACTAATG